TGGCGGCTTGCTCGGTCGATTTCGCTGCGGTGGTCGCCGCGGCCTTGACCTCCTCCGGTTTCGGCATGGAGGCCTTGATGGAAGAAACGATGTCGTCGAAGTTTTTTTTCAGGCCGGTCGTGTCGATCATGTCGTTGCCCGCGCCGGATGCTAGTGTCTTTCCAGCGGCGGCGGTAACGGAGGCAACCATCGACGGCATTCCTGCTGAGATCATCTGCCCCGCCTTGTCCATCATGGTCTTGGCGGATCCACCCAGGTCGTCATCGGCCCAAAATTGCCGATTGCCGTAGTTGCCTTGGAAGCTCGTGGTCAGCGACCCCCGCGTCACGCCGGTCAACGTCTCCATGCCCGGGATTTTCAGGAACTTGTCGAGCAACTGGTCCCCGATGGTGTCGAACGCAGCCTGCAACCAGATTATAGGGGTGCGGAATGCTTCGAGCAGTGCCGCTCCAAAACCTAGCGCCACGCCTCCCAGGATGCTGCCCAACGACTTCCAGAAGCTTCCGTCTGCGAGGAGATTGAACAGGAATGTGACCGCCGTCCGGAATCCCTTTATCAGTTCGTTCACGCCGGTTGCGAACCCGAGTTTGAGGGATGCCGTGACGAGTTCCAACATCTGTCCGCTCTTGAATGCGGTCATGACGAACGACATCGCGTCCCTTACTTTGGTCCCGGCTTCTGCCGCCATTGGTGCGAGCTTCCCCACAAGTCCGATGGCCTGCGCGATCATCGGGCGGATCGCGTCGTTGATCGGCTGGCCTATTGCCATGAACACCTCGTTGAACGCATCCTTGAGCGTGGAAAACAACCCCTTGGTGGTCTTGCTCTGAGCCTCCATCATGCCATGAAACTGACCGCCCTTGGATGTCAGGTTGACGAACGCCTTTTCTATCTGCGGGAATCCCACCTTGCCGGTTTCCACCAGCCCCTTCACTTCCGACTGTGATACCCCGAACTGTTTTGCCAGCTCACCGATTATGGGCACGCCCCGGCCCGTGAGTTGGTTGATGTCCTCGGCAAATAACCGCCCCTGCACGCGAGCCTTGCCGTAGATCTCGGCAATCTCCCCGACGGGCGCCTGGATGCCCGCCGACACGTCACCGATGCGCCGCAGGGTGTCCGTCACGGTGTCGGCCCCCTCACCGAAGGCGATCAGCTTGCGTCCGGCATCGGCCAGTTCGGGAAACTCGAACGGTGTCTCGGCACCGAGTTCGCGGAGCTTCGCCAGTGTCTCCTCAGCCTTGGCCGCGTCCCCGATCAGCGTGGTGAACGCCACCTTGGTGCTTTCAAAGTTGGCAGCGGAACTCACCGACTTCACCCCGACGCCCATAGCGGCGGCTCCCCCGGCCAATGCCGCGCCGATTCCCGTCTTCAACCCCATGGCCGCGACATCCCACCCGGCTGACAGCGCGGCGGCGGCTCCACCCTTGCCCAGCCCGCCCAACCCGGCCAGGCCCGCGCCAGAAATCTTCGCCATGCGCTTCGCGGAAGCGGATACCAGACTCACCGCCCCGGACATCGCGGTTTTCAAACCGGCCAGATCGCCGCCTAGTGTTACAGTGAGTGCGCTCATGATGGTGGGGCGACGTCAACCTTGGGCTGACTTGGTAGCGTGCCATTGATCCCTCAGCACGTTCAGACGGTCTTTGAGCGACAGGGACGGTCCGCTCTGCACATGGTTTGCCCACCGCGTTCTACTTCCGTTCCTACGCATCAGGCAGTGTTGGTATTGGGCCAGACGTGCCAGGGGCATGAACATGATGCGTTCCTCCGACCATCCGGTTTCGGCGGCGATTGTGAACACCTGTGCGACTAGGAAACCGGGCTCGTCGCACGGCGGGGCTTTTTTCCCCGCACTCCGGTCGCCTCGGCCTGGGCTGCTTCAAGCTCGCCGGTCTGCTGTTCCAGACGCTTGAAAGCCACTTTGAAGTCTGCCGGGGTGAAATCACCGCAGAAGATCAACGCCTGTTCACGAAACTCCTGTTCATCGAAGGACGCTCTCACGACCTCGGGCCACGGGCCGCAATGGATGAACACGAATCCGAGGATGGCCCGGGTGAACTCGGGGGTGCCGTCTTTCAGCTCTGGTGCGGCTTCCCCCTCCTCGGCCTTGCCGATCAGCGGGTTGCCGGTGCGGAGCATCACATCGTAGGTCGCCAGCGAAAGCGGGCGCATCATGTGTCCTCCGATCATGATTTCAACATCGTTGAAAGCGGAGGACAGTCGGTCTTGTCGTTGGTTGTCGTTCATGGTGGGATCTCAGAGTTTGCTCAAGAAGAAGTCTTCGGTGCGCGGCGTGGCGTTGAGCGGCAGGAACAGGATCTTGCCCCGGCGCCGGATGCAGGCCATCGGGACGTTCTGCTTCACCTTGTCAACGAGCCGCTCCCGGTTCACCAGGGCGCACTTGATGTACGCGAACGGGTGCTCAGGATTGGCGATGTGCCATGTCTCGTTGTTCCAAGCCTCTATCAATTCGCCCGTCTTGTACTTTCCGCACAGGCTCACCGGCTCGAAGAACCACACGGTGCGCTCTCCCTTGATGCCGTCTCCTACGACTTGGATGAACGGCTTGGTTGCCAGCGGGACGCCGCAGGCTGTTAGGGCGGCGGCGAGACAGGTGTTGCTGGTGGAAGTCGATGAAACGTGAACTGTTGCGTTCATGGGTGGGATCTTGGTTAGGGGCTGGAATTACGCAGCCATCAGAGGCCAGTTGACGGCTGACACGTCCACCTGTTGGAAGTCCTCTTGCGCGGCCTTGCGACTCAATCCCATGAGAACGGTCTTGCCGCCGCTGGATGCCATGTGGTCCGGTATGGTGTTGGCAATCGTGAGCACGGCACCGAGCTTGGAAGCGAATGGCGCGGAATCAGGGATCAGACCCGAGAATTTGATGTCGCACTTTTGTTGCCAGAGCGCCACACCGATGACTTCCCCGATCTTGCTTAGGACGGGCCTGTCCTTCTGCGAGTAATCGTAGCTGATGTCGGAAATCAACATTCCGGACTCATCGGCATTGATTCCCCATACTCCTGTGGTTCCAAGTTCGGTTGCGGCCATTTGACCTCTGGAATGATGTCAACTACACCGCCGATGCGATGGCCTCGTAGGTTATCACGGACTCCCGGCCACGCGATTCGTCGGGCGACGTGCTGCTCTCGCGCAACATCAGGGCGTGCAGTATGAAGGTGCTTGAGTTCAGGGCGGTCTTGATCATCCCCCTGTCGGCCAGCAGGTCGGATAATGCCTTTGCCATCGCCGCGTGATCGGCCGACCCGGTGTCGTCGATCTGCGTGAACAAATGGACATCCAGCTTGACCCGCGAGGTGTTGGGCGGGGCCGGAACACGCTTCGACTCGGGCGCGTCCAGCACGATGCACGGACGGGTGCGGACTTCATCACGGCTGGCGACGTGGACCGGGACGCTTGCGGGGAATTCATCCGGCCTGTTGGAGTCAATCCATTCTGCCAGCTTCGACGTTAGGGCGTCTTCGATGATCTGCGACATGAACCCGGCACGGCGTCAACCGAGCCCGGTTATTGCTCGAAATTCAGGCCGTATCACCCGTCAAAAAAGGGCGGAAAATGCATCGGTTTTGCTGGTAATTTCAGGTGGAATTTGCCATAAAACGTCGCTATGAAATCAATCATCATGCTCCCAAAAACCACCCCCTCAATCCTCCATGAACCGAAAGAAAAACAGGGTGGTTTTCCACGCTGGTTGCTTACGGAAATCCACGACGATTTTATGACGCAATCCCACGAGAAAAGCGATCTGTCACCCGCTCTCAAAGGCATGCTCCTCAAAGACGAGATCGGACGGAGTAAGAATAATCCGCCATGGTCGTTGGTGGAGCACGTCATCCGCGAACTCGATCCCGGCCGCTTCAATAGTTTCGTCTGTCTATCAGTCCGGGGCAACACCTACGTCCAGTGCCTCCGCGGGTTCAATGGGTGGCACCTTGAATGGCGGATCACGAATCCGTCCGGCAGCTACGTCCATTACCGCGCCTGCTACCCCGGAGCATCGAAAAAATCCTTCGAGCTCAAGAAACACAATCATGTGAGTCCTGGACAACACCGTGACCTCCTCAATCTTGATGACGTGGTCGATGCATTCCGCTTTTTCCACCAGAATCATGGCTTGTTGCCCTGGTTGAAGTGGCGGGTGCTGGATATCTAACGGACTGACTTCAACCGGCGCGGCGGTTCATGCGGCTGTTCTCGCGGTCCGTGATAATCCGCAGAGAGGTCGCCAGCGCCTTGCGCAAGCGGATCGCGGCGAAACCAAGAGCGCGGTCTATCGAACTATCAAGACACACCTGGCGGATATAGCTCAGGTTGTTGACCAGCGTCACGCCCGGGTTGTCGCCGGTTTTCACGCGGGCCGTGCCGGGGGCCTGCTTGTGACGTGTCGCCCATTGCGCTGCACCCCTGACACGTCCGCCGATGGCCTTGGCCGCGTTGATCCACGAGCCTTTGGCGAAACCGACCCGCTTCTGGATGCGTGTGATATAGGTATCGAGCGCCTTCGGGCTGGTGACGACCATCGCGGGACGCTTGCGGGTGACGCGCCCTTTCTCATTGCGACTCTGCTTGTGGAGGTTCGGGTCCAGACGGCCGATTGTCAGATCGTTCCATGAGGATGAGGATTTCGCGAGCGTGTCGCGCGCCTTCGAGAAGCGGCGGTTCGTGACCTGCGCCCAAAACCGGTCGGCATCTTCGGGGTTCGTCTGCTTCATCTGCTCATACGCGTCGGACGGCAGGGCGAACACCTTGCGGATGTTGCCGGCCACGGACTTTTCCCCCTGCTGCCGTGCTTTGTCGGTGAACCCGAACGGGCGGGTGTGGCGGGCCAGTTCCACGGCCAGCCCCCGCGCCTCCTGCTTCACCAGGGATTCGAGGGTGCGCCCGATCTTCTGCGGGAATTGCTTGAGCAGGCGGACCACATCATCCGTCCCGTGCATCCTGGCGGTGAACCGGAAGTTACTCATCGGTGGTGGAGAGGCTGAGTGTTAGAATGGGAGAGCGCGGATGGCTGGAAACCTGCGAGATGCGGTATTCGGCCCCGTCCACCTCGATGCGCTCGCCGAATTTCGGGAGTGTGATGGGAAACGCCAGCTTCGGCACCCGCAGGCTGAGGTCGGGCGATTCCACGAACCCGCCCATCTCAATTTGCTGGTCGCGCTTCACGCGGCTAACGAGCACCAGCAGGTCGAGTCCCTGCCACCGCGCTTGCACACCATGTTCTGATAGTAGCTGCTGTAGGTCAGATAGAATTTCCGATTCGAGGTCCATGCCTGGGTGATGGTGTCAAAATGAAGCACCCTCCCCGGTTTCCCAGAGAGGGTGCCCACGAACCCTGTTATGCCAATGCAGGAGAATCAGGAATACTCGCCCGCCACCAGGTTGATGCGGCAGGCGGATGTGCCGTCGAGTTCGATCAGGGCCGGACCTTCATGGACGACGAACACGGTGGGCGCGTTGGCTTCCTTGGTGGCCGCGCCGACCGGGATCTGAGCACGGGAAGTCATCAGGTGAACCATGTCGCCGGGTGCCAGGGCCAGGCCGAGGTTGGCGGTGAGCGTGATCGACACCCCGGCCTGCACCGAGGTCACCACGCCGCGCACGCCGGTTCCGGTGGCTAACGAGAATAGCACCACCACGTCGTTCTGAGCCGCCCCGGAGTATGGCACGCAGTTCACCACGGCCTGGGCGGACGCGCTCGTGGCGGTGACGACAGTGGATGTGGTCGGTGCCTTGAATGTTAGAAGCGAGCCCGCCTTGTCTGAGGTGGCATTCACATACTGGACTCGGACGCGGTCACGCCCACCGGCGGGAACGACGACGTGGCTCAGGGTGGATCCGGCATTGCCGGTTTGGCTGAATGGAAGCATGGCTTTGGTTGTTAGGTTGGAGGTTTGGTTAGGGTTTGACGATCCGCTTGAGGGCATCGGTCTTGGCGGCGACGAAGCCATAGAGGCATTCGAGGGTGACGAACACGCGGTTGGCGCGGGTGTCGGTGAAGCGCAGGTAGCCAAACGTCATGCCGGTGGCGGGATCGGTGACGGCACCGGCCTGCTGATAGTCGGCCACCGGTTGGAGGTAACGCATGGCCACCGCCACCGCGCTGGCATGGGCCGCGAAGCCCACGAGTTTTTCCGCGTGGTCGGACGGGATGATCGTCGTCTCGTGCAGGTTGAATCCGGCGAGCCGTTTCACCATGCCTTCGGTGACCGCCGGCGCGTTGAGGTTCAGGTTGAAGCTCTTGGCCACCACGTCGTCGGCCAGCAGGTTGGTGAAGTAACCGGCGTCGAGCACCAGCGAGCGTGGATTGGGCGGCATCTTGGCATTGCCGCAAACCTCCCGGATGCCGAGCACTTTCTTGTAATCAAACGAGGTGGCGGCCAGCGCCGGGATGCCGGGCGCGCCGTAGGTGGCGGCGGTCACCACCGAGAGGATGTCCACCAGCACGTCCTGCGCGAGTTGTTGGGCCGCGGCCTCGACGAGGGTTTCGAGCGTGTTGAGGGCGGTCTCCGCGTTCTCGCGCGCCGAGACATGTACGGTCTTGTACTTGTGGCGGTTGAGCACGACCGGTGCCACGGTCACCGTGGAATCGGCGTTAGCCGTGTAGTCGCCGGCGAAGTCGCTCGACGTGCTGGGCGCACCAACCAGGGGCACTCGCACCGTGTCGAGCTTGTCGGCGGGTAGCGGGCTGAAGTCGATGGAGAATGCCGTGACCGGCAGCAATTGAGCCATGAAGGGCATGAGTGCCCGCTGGGCGACCTTGATGTCTTTGACGTTGGTTAGGGTATTGGACATGACGATGTGTTAGGCTTGGTGTTTGAGGATGAGAGCTTGTTGTTCAGGGGTGAGCTTGCGCCAAAAAACGGTTTGCGCGGCGG